CCTTCTTTTTTGAGCTCGGCACTGGAAGATATGGACCCTGCGATACGTGATGAGGTGGAAGCGGCATTGCACGAGGCGCTAATGCGATGATGATCGCTCCGCATATGATCTTTATTTCCTTATCCTCGACATTAGAAGCGACAGATGTCGCTTTATCGACAGGCATCGCAGCAGTGGATCGCCGCGGCATGGCATTCGAAATCGACCGATGATAGTTCGTGAAACGATATACGCCGCATTATGGGAGCTCGGCGCGAGTGCGGCACGGTTCACCAGTACAAATCGGCGTCTGCGACACTGGGCAGACGTTGCTCCGGCGGAGCAGCCGGCGTTGTTCATGAGCGAAAAAGGGAGCCAAGCCGCAATAAAGAAGCTTGGTGCACCGATCATATGGACACTCTACGCCGAATTTTACGTGTACGCCCATTCAAGCGACCCCTATTTGCCGCCATCAGCGATTTTGAACCCGCTGCTCGACGCTCTCGAAGCCGCGCTCGCGCCGTCACCGACGACTGGGATCCAAAACCTTGGGCTGCCTCTAATGGTTCAGCACGCCTATATAACCGGCAAGCTTCAGACTGACGAAGGCGTACTCGGCGATCAGGCCATCGCGATTGTGCCCGTCGAAATCCTGTGTTTCTGAAAGATCGGCTGCTAATCAAGACGAACGTTTATTGGGCACGCTCACCTCGATGCTTCCTTCAATGCGCCTTTATTCGACGGAGTGGCCAATGGCCAAGGAAGATTACAGCACCAACCAAACCACCGAGCCTCCTTCGATCGAGCAGCTGATTGAACGGTGGTGGGACGATCATTTCCCGGGCTCGGCGGTCGCCCGCGACACGCAGGCCTGGAATATCGCCCACGCCGCCAAAGAGAGGCTGAAGCGGCTCTTGAAGGGGAGTAAATGACATGCAATTAAGCTTCGGCTCCGGCGCGATATGGGGTGAACGCACCGATGTAATCGGGTCGGGCATCGGCCCACGACAATTCGGCGTGCTGCAGGACATCCAGATCGATTTCGACTGGAGCGATAAAGAGCTCTACGGCCAGCTCCAGTTCCCCGTGGCAATAGCCCGTGGACAGGGCAAGATAACCGGGAAAGCCAAATTCGCGCAGATCCTCGGGTTGCTGTACTCGGACATTTTTTTCGGCGTGACGCCAGCTACGGGGCAGTTCGCCGTTTCGCAGCTGGAGGCCGCGACGGTTCCGGCGACGACGCCCTACACGGTCATCCCCGCCAATGCCGCGAGCTACAATGATGATCTCGGCATCAGCTACGCCGCAACCGGCAAGCGTTTCAACCGAGTGAGCACGCCTTCGACCGCCGGCCAATACTCGGTCAACTTCGCTACTGGTGCGTATGTTTTCTCCTCTGCCGATGCTGGTGCCGCGATTTTGATCTCTTACACCTACAACGTCGCGACAAGCGGCAACAGGCTGACCCTCGCGAACCAGCCGATGGGTATTACTCCTACCTTCAAGGCGACGTTTTACACCGCCTACAACGGCAGCGGCACCGCTCTGCGTCTGAACGCGTGCACGGCAAATAAATTGTCGCTCCCGACCAAGCTCGATACGTGGACGATTAGCGAACTCGATTTCATGGCTTTCGCTGACGCTTCGGGAACGATCGGCTATTTGAGTACGGTGGAATGATGATTCCCGGTGTGGCGGTCGCAATGGGCGGGCAAGATTGGATAGTGCCGCCACTTACCTTGGGCCAGCTCCGCCGGTTGATGCCTAAGGTAAGACAACTGACCGAAATCGGCGCGTCGATGGGCGAAGCGCAAATCAACGTGCTGATCGACATTGTCACTGCGGCGCTGCAGCGCAACTATCCCGAGACCACACCGGACAAAGTTGAAAATTTGCTCGATCTCGGGAATGCTAGTGCCGTCCTGAACGCCGTTCTTACCGGCTCCGGCCTGAAACCAGGCGGACCCGCTATGGGGGAAGCATCGGCCCCCGGGACCAGCCCGGGGGCAGGCAGCGCGAGCGCCAGGTCAGTTTCGGACACGACTTCGGGGACAGTGACCGCTGGCGAGAGATCTATGGTCTCCTCGCGACCGCCTGTGGGTACAGCTACCCCGTAATCGACGAGATGACGCTCTTCCAGGTTGAGGAGCTGACATCCTATTGGACACAACACCCACCGGTGCACTTACTGGTCGCGGCCTATCTTGGCGTCGGCAAATATAGCAGCCCACGGCTGCCGCCGGCGTCGATGGGACGAGGAAAGCAACCGAGTTCGGATTCGGGCTCATTGTTGGCTCAGCTGGGGCCTGGGTTTGGTGCCGGAGATGTTACTGCCGGGCTCTCGCCCGTAATCCTAGATTTTGCCGAACTTCGCCTTCGGGCGGAAATTCCCGACTAGGCATCCGCAGGATCGAGGCGGCCACTAAGCGTCGGCGAAGGTCGTTTGACAGCAAGAGGCTACGATGGCGGATATTCAAACGAGCGTCGTTATCAGCGCCCAAATCGACGGCCTCCGATCCGGAATGGAGGCCGCATCAAATTCTGTTCAAGCGGCGACCGATGCGATGCGCACTCAACTCGCCGGGCTCGGCGACATTGCCCAGCAAGCGCAGTCACAGCTCAACGCCGCTACCGGCCAAATCGGAACCGGCATCGGTGCGCTGCAGACCAAAGCTGCCGACCTCGCGGGGTCGATAAGTGCGGGCATGACGCCAAGTAGCGGGCTCGGAGACGCCTACGGCCTTGTCCAGCCCAGTCCCGCCTCCGGCAACGGAGACGATGTTGCCGCTGATGAAAAGCTGTGGGGAGAAGAGCTGCTTGCCTACCAGAAGTTTCAGAGCGACAAGGGAAAGCTCGACCTTCAGGCAGTGCAGACCAGCCAAAGAACGTGGCAGAGCCTGATGCAGCCGATCCAGCGTGCCTTCGATACCTCGATCACCGGCATGATATTGGGTACTACGACATTGCAAAAGGCAGTAGCGAATATCGCGCAGTCGATACTTGCCGAATTCGTCAACCTCGGCGTCAAGATGGTGACCAACTGGATTGCCAGTGAGCTCGCTATGACAACCGCAACCGAGGCCGGCGCTGCAGCTCGCACCGCGGCCGATGGCGAGGGAATGTCGGCTGGATTGGCGATCAAGGCGGCCAATGCGCTCAAAAGCATCGCGACCGATTCAGCGCAGGCATTCTCGGGTATTTTTGCATTCCTTGCTCCGATAATGGGGCCGGCTGCGGCTGGGCCTGCCGCCGCTGGAGAAGCCACCGTAATGGCAGCCGCCGGCGGGATTGCCTCTGCGGCGGGGGGCTGGATGGTCCCGTCTGATCAGCTGGCTATGGTGCACCAAAACGAAATGATCTTGCCGGCGAATATTAGCCAAGGCCTTCAGAACATGATCTCCGCAAACGGCAGCGCTGGGTCTGGTGCGGTCGTGGTCAACGTGTCGGCGATCGACAGTCAGGACGTGAAACGGTTTTTCCAAAGCAATGGCAGCCTTCTCGTCAATGCCCTTAACAAGGCAATGCGCAACGGTTCGACGCTGCGGTCGGCGTGATGGCTCTGATTTTTCCGGCGTTGCCCGGGCTTGCCTGGAGCGTCACCAAGACGCCGACTTTTCAGACGCGTATCCAGCGCGCGGTATCCGGGCGCGAATTGCGTGCGCTCGACTATCCGTATCCGTTGTGGCAATTTGCACTGGTCTATGACTTTCTGCGCGACAACCCGTCAGCTGGCTACGACGAACTGCGGACCCTGCTCGGATTCTTCATGCTCTGCCAGGGAGCGTTCGGCACTTTCCTGTTTCAAGACCCCAGCGACTGGCAAGTCGTTGGGCAGCAGATCGGCATCGGGGATGCGAGCACGCCCTCTTTCCAGCTCCAGCGTACCATGGGTGCGACCCTGCTGGGCGGCGGCTTTTTGGAACCGATCGTCGCGCCAAATGTCGTACGCGCGATCTACTTCAATGGAATTAAGCAAGATCCGGCGACCTACAGTGTCGACCCGACCACCGGGCTGATGTCATTCGAAACTGCTCCCGGTAGCGAGCTCACCATCACCGCTGACTTCACTTATTACTTCCGCTGTAGATTCGTTGACGACAAATACGATTTCGAGAATTTCATGTATCGGCTGTGGCAGGTGAAAAAATTGACGTTCATATCGGTGCGATCATGAAAGCGGCCAGCCCCGCCCTGATCGCGCTCCTCTCGAGCGCCAACCAGTTCATCATGGCGGACCTCTACACGATCACTCTGGTAGGCGGGTCGGTACTGCGCTATTCCGCAGCGTCGACTCCGATCTCCGCGAATGGCTACACCTTTGCGCTTGGCCCTAAATTCGAGCGCTCCAAAACCAAGGTCGTTATCGGCACCCAGGTCGACGAACTCGAAGTCAGGATCTATACCGACCCCACAGATCTGATCGGCGGGGTGCCATTTCTGCAAGCGGCCTGGCAGGGACAACTCGACGGCGCGCTCCTGCAGCTCGAACGGGCGTTCATGCCAACTTACGGCGACACGAGCCCGGGAACCGTGGTGCTCTTCGCCGGCCGCGTTTCGGATATTGACTGTACCCGTACCGGCATCGACCTCAAATGCCGCTCCCATCTCGAGCTTCTAAATATCCAGATGCCGCGTCGGCTGTGGCAGTCGTCTTGCACTCACACCTTCGGCGACCCGATGTGCCAGTTCGACCGCTCCAGCATGCGGTTAACGTTTGCGGCCGAGCCCGGCTCTACGCAGGCACAAGTCGCCACCTCAGTTGACCCGACCCCAGCGAACCTGTACGTCCAAGGGACGATCGTCGGCGTGACCGGAGCCAATGCCCGATCGAGCCGCACCGTCGCGAACATGGGTTCCGGCTGGGTCTCTGTAAAGCTTCCATTTCTCTCGTCGGTTGTGATCGGCGACCAATTTCAGCTGCTGCCCGGCTGTGACCGCACGCTCGCGACCTGTACAAACGTGTTCAATAACGCCATTCACTTCGGGGGCTTTCCCTTCATCCCGACGCCGGAGACGGCGGTATGAACCGCAGGGCAATGGTTGTTGCCGAGGCGCAAACCTGGCTCTGCACACCCTATCATCACATGGGCCGGATCAAGGGCGGCGGCACCGATTGCCTGATGCTGCTCGCCGAAGTCTACCGGAATGCGGGAGTGATCTCGCACATCGACGTCCCGTTCTATCCGCCTGATTGGCACCTGCATCGCGACGCCGAGCGATACCTCGAGGGGCTTACGTATTACGCACGCGAGGTTGAGACTCCGCCTCGGGAAGGAGATGTCGCAGTGTTCAGATTCGGGCGCTGCTTCTCACACGGGGCTATCGTGGTCTCCTGGCCGAGGCTCATCCACGCATGGTGGGATGCCGGGGTTGTCTGCGGTGCTGCGGACCAGCCACCACTGAGCGGCCGCCCGGTCCGATTTTTCGACCCTTTTCCCATTCTCGAAGTCTGACAGTCGAACATGGGTGGCATCGTCGGCGCCGGGTCTAATGCCAAGCAGCAAAAGGCCGTCGGCTCGCTACAATTCCAAACCTCGCAACGCGGTGGGGTTATCCCGCTCGTTTACGGTACAACCCGCGTCACGCCAAATTTGATCGACTACGATGATTTTAAGGGAGCGCCGTCATCGCAACAAAGCGGTATCGGAAAAGGTGGTGGCGGCGGTAAAGGGGGCGGACAACAATATAAATATAGTGCCTCGGTTATAATGGGAGTGTGCCAAGGGCCGATTTCCGGCATCGGCACGGTGTGGTGGGACAAGAATGTCGGAGTGCTGTCCTCGTTGCCGGCCGCGGTTTACCTCGGAAGTGATGGACAGGCAGCAGATCCGTATTGGGAAACACGCCATGCGGCCAAGGCCCTCGGCTATTCCGGAACCGCAACTATCGTAGCCAACAATTTTGCGATGGGCAACACGGCCACCCTTCCGAATTTCTCCTTCGAGGTGGAGGGCTTGCTGTCGCCGAGCGGGACCAACGGGTTCGATGCAAATCCCGCAGCTATCGTGGCTGATTTTCTCACCAATCCTCGTTACGGAGCCGGATTCCCGGAGACTAGTCTGGGTGACCTCTCTCTCTATTCAGCGTATTGCCAGGCCCTTGGCCTGGTGTTGTCGCCAATGCTCGATACCCAGCAAGAAGCGCAACAACACCTGGCAGATATCATCAAAATCACCAACAGTGCCATTGTGTGGTCGGGCGGACTGTTGAAGATCATCCCCTA